GTATAAAGGTATTAAATCTATGCTAGATAGATTAGCTAAATATATGGAAACAACTCAAATAGAGCATGGACGTGATGGTAATATTAACTCACTAGTTAATGCAGCTGCTAAGTTTGAACAAATAAGAAATTCATATAAAGGTGCATTTAATGATATGAAGCAAGAACAAGAAAGCTCTGTACGTGGTGGTGCAGGATTAGCTTATGACCAATTATAAAAACCAAAATTATGGCACAAACAATTATACCTGTAGGTAATAAATTATTACTACAAAAAAGTAAAGTAGCAACTAAAACTGCTTCTGGAATTATTATTCCTGAAATAGCTCAGAAAAAAGAGTACAAAGGAACAGTGGTAGGAGTAGGACAAGAAGTAAAAGAAATAAAAATAGGAGATATAGTACAATATGCTGATTATGCTATGCCAACACCAATGAAACATAATGGAGAAGAACATTTATTAGTTCAAGCTGGTGATGTGTTTGCAATAATCAGAGATGAGTAAACTAATACCAACATATAATAAAGGTAAGTGGACTACTACTGAATTTGAATCAGATAATGATTTAAGAGACTTTTTAGAAAATATTTTATCTGAGCCTGGTTTATATAATTTTGATAAAACTGCACTAGAGTTTAATAGACAAGCTACAATTTTTAATGAAGAAGGTTATTATTGCAATAGCCCATTTAGATCTAAAGACTTTACACAATATTGGGAAGATCAAAAGAATAAATGTAGATTAGGTGTTATATACAAAAGTGGTAAAAAGGTTTGGTATATTACTAGAGATTATTACATGTGGCTTAACTTCTTACCTATCTTTGATAAAGAAGAAAAAAAGTATGGGTTTGCAAAAGTACGTGATGCACAATATCACATGGCATTATATGAATGCATTGCTGAACTTAATAATCAACACTCTGCAATTCTCAAGAAACGTCAGATAGCTTCCTCATATTTTCATATGGCTAAGATATTAAACCAATATTGGTTTGAAGAAGGTTCTATATGTAAAATAGGTGCATCATTAAAAGATTATATAAATGACAAAGGTTCATGGAAGTTTTTAGAAGAATACAAAACTTTTTTAAATGAACATACTGCATGGTATAGGCCTAGCAATCCAGAAAAAGTACTTTTATGGCAACAACAAATAGAAGTTAAGGTAAACAATAGAAAAACAGCTAGAGGGCTTAAATCTAAAATACAGGGTGCAAGTTTTGAAAAGAATGCAACAACTGGTGTTGGTGGACCATGTACATACTTTTTTCATGAAGAAGCGGGTATTGCTCCTAAGATGATGGAAACATATGAATACTTACGTCCTGCTATGTCATCTGGTATGATAACTACAGGAATGTTTATAGCAGCAGGATCAGTGGGTGATTTAGATCAATGTAATCCTCTAAAAGAAATGATTTTAAATCCTACTAATAATGATATTTACGCAGTAGAAACAAATTTGATGGATGCAGATGGAACCATAGGAATGGCAGGATTGTTTATTCCTGAACAGTGGTCTATGCCTCCATACATAGATGAGTTTGGTAATAGTCAAATAGAAGAAGCTATAGAAGCTATAAACATTGAAAGATCTAGATGGAAACATGAATTAAATGCAGAACAATATCAACTTAGAATTTCTCAGAAACCTCTTAATATTGCTGAAGCTTTTGCATATAGAAAAGAATCTATATTCCCACAAGGTATATTATCTAGACAAATAAAAAATGTAGAAGAAAAAATATATCCTTATGAGTTAATTCACTTAGATAGGGATCAGTCAGGGATTATTGCAAAAAGAACAGAAAAATTACCTATAACAGATTTTCCAGTAAATAAAAAACAAATTGATAAGTCTGGTTCAATAGTAGTATGGGAAAGACCTGTTCCAAAACCTCAATTTGGAATGTACTATGCATCTATTGACCCTGTGTCAGAAGGAAAAACAACTACGTCAGATTCTTTATGTAGCATATTTGTCTATAAAAATGCTGTAGAGGTTACAAGAGAAACATTAGGTGGTGAACTAGAACAGTTTATAGAAAAAGATAAAGTAGT